CCGCGATGGGCGCCGCAAGCGGCGTCATCATCTGATTGTAGAGGCTGCCGATCTCGCGCGTCATCGCGCCAGTGTGCGCGGCGTTGCCGCCATAGCGGCCGGCCTGCGCGAACTGCGCGTTGACGGCGTTGCCCACATCGTTCGCCGCGTTCTGAAACAGCCCTTGCGCGTATTCGTTGTTGCCAGTGCCGTATTGCGACAAACCGCTGATGGCCGGATTGTAGCCCAGCCCACCGCTTGCGGCGCCCATCGCGGCGCCCATCGCGGGATTCCACCCAGACAGCGCCCGCCCGCTCGCGTCGTTTGCCGCCTGCCAGTTCGGCGCGCCCTGCATGGCGAAGTTTTGCAGATAGTCCAATCCGCTCTGTGTCTGCTGTGAGAACGGGACGACGGTTTGGCCAGGGTAATATCCGGGCGTGCCCTGATTGTAGAGCTGCCCGCCCGCCTGCATGATGTTCGAGCGCCATGCCTGCGTGACCGGATCGACTTCCGTAACGTTGCGAACCGTCGAACTGGACGTTTGTCCGCTTGAGCCGCCCATTAGATTTCACGCTCCAAAGTCACAAACTGACCCGTCAACTTCCAGTGCGGCAGAGCTTTCAGCCATCCCTTGCGCGCGCGTGGAATACGCACCGCAACGCAGCCGAAGCCGCGTGCAAAATCGTCAAATTCGTCGTCAACCAACGGCCAGTCGCTGGCGTGATCGCCAGACGCCAGCAGGCAATCCAGAACGCGCGCGCCGTCCGCTCGGATAGAAATGCACGTCACCATGACGGCCTGCACATCAGCGCCGCGCACAATCGCCAGGATCGGCCAATGCTCCAGATTTTCGACAATAGACCGCAGCGTGAACTCGCCTCGGCTCTCGTCGCACGCTTTGGCCAAAAGCGGTTCGATCACAGGCCACGCCTGCGGCATCATGTGTGGCGCAATGTGAACGAGAAACGGCTTGGGCGCTTCGTGCTCTAGAACGTGCTCAGGGCTGTGCGTTTCCATGATCCATTTCGATAGCGGTAGATATAATTGTCATCGGCGCAGACCTCGCCCTCGTAGCCGTCCGCGCTGCTGCTCGCGGGCGTCTTCTCCGGCAAGCGCGGCAAGTCTTCGAGAATGTCGATCGCGCTCTTGATGTCTTCGCGCTGCCAGTTCGGCGTCACCTTGGGTGACTTGCGCGGGAGCGCTGTCATCGCACGCCTCTCGCTGAACCGGGCTTGAACTCCACCCCGCGCGCATACGTCCATGACGCCGCCACTGGGATCTGAACTTTCGCCGCGTGATAAAACCCGTTGGCGCCGCGCTGCGGACAGCGCCCGCTCGCCTGCTGGGCCACTTGCGAACCAAAGCTAATCGCATCACCAGGCCGGACCTTCGCCGCCGCAACTACGGTCGCGGCAGTCGTGTCGGCCATGGGCTTGGCCCATTCGATCGATGCGCGCTGACCGTCGAACAGGACGGACGGCGCCATCTCGAAGCTTGCAGCAACGTTATCGCCGGCAAAGCTCGCCAGCTTGTGATCCGTATTCACAGCGCCGAAATAGAACGCGCCGCCCTGGTAGTACGGATCATCAAAGCTGATGGAGTAGTCCGTATCAAGATTGCCGGTGAGATCGTCCAGCGACACGCCAAGAGCAATTGCCGGCGCGAGTACTTCCAGCTGGATCGGCGCCCATGTCGCCTTGCCGAGTTCGTAATTGTAGAACAGCACGTGGTCTGGCGTATCCGAGCCCGCCGCGCTTGAAGCATAGCCGCATGCGAACACCCGGTTCTTCGGATCGATCGCGGTTGACATGGAATACCAGTAATCCCGCGCGCTATCGCCCAGGAACCACTTGTCGAACTTCTCCAGGCCAATCGGCTGCGGCTGGCTCTCGAAGTCCCACATATACCAGCCGTCTTCGGCAAGGAAGAAGCAGCGCTGGCCGTACTGCACGAGGCTGTTGGGCTCGATACAGCCGATGTTCTCCACAAGCTTATCGATCTGCATGATCACATCGCCGCCGACAAAATAGACGCGGCGAATGCACTTCTCTTGGAAGACGTAAAGCGCTGCCCGCGTCGTTGCCATGCCGGTGATATTGCCGCCGTCCGCGAACTCCTGTTCGTCGGAAAGCCCCACGCCCGCCGTCCAGCCCTCGCTATTGCCGATGGCGCTCCACTTGATCGCCATGCCCGACGACCCGAGCGCAGCTAGAAAAACGAACTCCCCATAGGTCGAAACGAACTTCGCCGTGCCTGGCGAGCCGGCCAGATCGGCAAACGCGGTCGCAGCCGTGCTTGCGTCTATGTACTGGATCGCGTCCAGCCCGTTCGTCGCAAGCACACGGTCGCCGAATGTGGCAAAGCGCCAGCGCGTCGTAGTCGTCGCCGTCGTGTAGCCGCCCACCTTGCTGCGATCGGTCCAGCCCGTCGCTTCGAGCTCATAAAGCTTCGTCGCATCACCAGCGTACATGTGCGCGGCGTTGTCGATGTCGCGCACCGCCGTGATGCCGCGGCAGCGCGCCGTCATGGCGTCTGTCACGGCATTGAGCGACTTCAGCGGGCGATAGCTGTTCAAACCCGGCAAGCAGCCCTGTGCATCACGCAGATGCGCGACCGGGTTCATGCTGTCGAGATCGGGCAGCCATGCGCCGAAGTCACGCGCCGGCATCTGGGCTCCAGACGCGGGCCAATATTTCTTCATCACCACGCGCTGACGCTCTGGCTGCTCGATGGTGGCCGTTGATGATCAGCAAACGCCCGTCATCGCCGATCGTCACGGTAATTGGTTTCTTATTAGCCCGATCAAGGAAACCGGGATGCACAAACGGTTGTGTGCCGACAAGATCGCTTAGCCGCACCATTGTCTCTTCCGGCGGAGCGCCCTCCAAACGCGACGACCAGTCTGCATATTCATCGACCGGAAAGAACTGGTCAGCGCGAAGGCGCGGATGATACGAGTTTTCCAACGGCAGAAATCCAAATGGAAACCTCTCCGTCGCCGTCGTGAAGCCACCCGGCACGCGGGGCCGATAGAGCATCTTGGCCGCTTTACTCAGCAGACCCATGACCCGCCTTCTGCCGCGCCTGCGCTTCTGCTCTGTCGCGTGCGTCCTGTTCGCCCTTGGAGAATACGCGCGCCGTCCCTTCGTGTGCGCCGATACGGCACACGATGAGCTTGCCGCGCTCGTCGGTGCGTTCTTCAAACACTGGATCGGCCATTACATCGCCGGCCGTACTTTGCGGGTCGCTGAGCGGCGCATGTGCTCGCGGTCCAGCGCCTCGATCGCCGCGCCAATGGCCGGCGCACATGCCATGGCGCCCGCATCGTCGCGCAGATAGTCCCGCAGCACCGTCATCCGCGCCCAATGGCGAATAAGAAGCTCGCCCGTCGTCATCCAGTCGTTCGTGTCGGCGCTGGCGCTAAGCGTCGCTTCCTCGAACAACCCGCTCCATGTCAGCGTGTAGATCTGGTCTGGCGTCGGATAAAGCCGCACGCGCGCGCCATACCGCGTATATTTGTACGGCTCACCCTCGCTCGGGTTGCCATCATAGAGCGACTCCATGTCAGCAAAGCTGATCGGGTCCAGTTCGTTCAGCTGCCCGTTCACCGTGACGCGCAGGCTGTCGAGTTGGATGAGGCCGCTATATTCCGAAACGTAGCTGTTGCTTGCAGTGGTCGAACTTGTAAGCGCCGCGCTGGTTGGCCCCTGCAAAAACCACCAATTGCGCGCCTTGTGCTGGCGGATGGCGTCGTTGATATGCGAGCCAATCACGCCAGGCGAAGACGATGAGCCGAGGTCGCTGCGCTCCAGTTCCGCAGCGATGCGGTCGATCATCGTTCCGTAAGTGCTCATTTAAGGCTCATCTTGCCTTTGATGCGCTTGGGCTTCGGAGGCGGTTGTGACACCGCCTCCTTCACCTCTTTCTGCGCTTGCGTCTGCGCCGCCACGATGCCGCGACGACGGCCAGGTGCGAGCGCGTTCATCACTGATCGTTGTCCGGGATGTAGGCGATGAACACTTCCGCCGCGCCGGTCGTCGCCGCCGTGCCGGTCAACCCGAGGGTTGCCGTCACAGTCGTTTCAGACGTGCAGTAGAACGTGCCGACCGCCTCATCGAGCGGAACGAACGTGGCCGTGGTCAGCGACAAGTCGGTGCCGAACAGATCGTCATCGGCGATTGTGCCGATGTCGAGATAGTTGTTCGTACCCGCGTTGAACACGGTCGTGATGTGAACGCCGCTCAGAGCCTTGAGGATCAACGACCCCGCCGGAATCTTCACGATCGTCTTCACCACGCCGTTGTCGCCATAGACGATACCGACGCGGCCATAGTGGATTTGCTGCGTATGGAGCAGCCGTGCTGGTTGTGCCATTTTCAGCCCTCCTTAAGCAGCGTCAGCGGCGTAAGACGAAATAACGATCGTCCCGAAGTCGCTTGAGTTGAAACGAAGCTTCTTGATGCCGAAGATGTTCAGCGCGTTGACGCCGAGCTGACGCCCGTAGTCGAACGTCTCTTCCTTCACCTTCCACTCTTCCGGCCCGTAGCCTTGGCCGAAGCAAAGGCCGAGAGCTTGTGCGCCGCAGAAGATCGCGCGGCGAACCGTGGTCACTGCCGCGCCAGTCAAAGAGTGAACGCCGTTCGGAACGCGCGTCGATTCAACCAGCAGCGTTTTGTTGTAAACGCCAAGGCCGCCCTTGAAGAACATCGAGTTCTCGCCCGCGCCGCCTTGCAACATCGCCTTTTGCAGATCGGCCCAGTTCAGGGTCGTCGTGCTGGTGCGAAGCTGCGTGGTTTGCGTCGGGTGAACGAAGCACACGTACTCGGCGCCGCCCGGCAGGCCGCTGATCGGACGGATCGGAGTCAAGCCCGTCGAACCGCCCGTTTGGGCAAGCTCAACCGCCTTGTCGATCATCGCCAGCGTCATTTCATCGCCGCTGGAGTCGAGGTTTTCATCGGCAGATGTGCCGGCCTCAGTCCAAAGCTGACGGCCAGACGACGGCGCAACGATGGTGTTGCCGCCATTGTACTGAGCGCCGGCCGTGCCGAGCGAGTTGGCCGGGGTGTAGCCTGCCAAGTGGGCAAAGCCGATATAATCCATGCGACCCGCCCACCAGTCGGCGAGCGCATCGTTCATTTCGCGGCCCAGCTTGAACGGAACGCGCTGCTGCGTGATCTTCACCTGCGAGCGGGTCGCGTGTGAGAGTTCAGTCAGCGACACGTTGTCCGTGTACGTGCTGATCGCTTCTTCGTTGCCCTCTTGGGTTTGGTTTTCAGTCACACCGTCGCCGGTGAGCTGCA